TTAGAAGATTATAAGTTATATCTTTCCTTATTCGATCCTGTTAAAAAGGAAGATAACTTACCAAAATTACAAATTTTCAATACTTGCAAATATCTTCCAGGCGCGATTAAAGCCTGTGTTTATGATGACAAGAACGCGAATGATGTAAAAGAATTTGTTGGTGATGATCCTTATGATACTGTAAGGATGCTAATTAGAAGAGCTGATACTTATTTTGATTCCTCTAATGAAATGGCAAAGGAATTAGAAAAGAGAGAAGCTCTTATTAAACAGTTTGAAACCAACAAAGATATGACAGCCTTCTATAGAAATGCTAGAAGATTAGAATTAGAATCGGATGATAGCGCATTAGCAGTTACAAGATTTCATAGAAGGCATTGATTTATCATGAAAGAAATTTTAGAAGCATTTAAATATTGGTTAATCGATAAGTTTGAAAAGGAAGAAGAGAATCCTCTAATTGAGGAAATTCATTTTCTTAGACTTCAACTTGAAAAGAAAGATATTGAAATTAAACGATTAACTGATAAGATCATTCAATTCTCTGAACCTCAAATTATTAATAAAGAGGTTGAGAATTTTGATGATGTTGAATCAATTAATAAGAATTCTTATATCCCCTGGAATGTTAAGAAGAGGCAATTAGAAGAAGAAGATAGGAAAAAAGGATATAAGATTAAGTTAGAAGCAGAAGAAGCTCTTAATAAGAATAAAAGCACAGAGCAATTGGAAAAAGAAATCATTAGTGAGTTTGATGAATTAGTTGCTGATAATGAAGGAGTTACAAAATGATTGGTGGCGTTGATCCTATGTTGATGCAGAAGTTAGCACAGATGCGCGCTGGTCAAATGAATGGTCAGATGCCACAGATGGGAAATAATATTCCATCTGCATCTACTGTTAGTAATCCACAAATGGGAATGGTGCAACCACCTATTTCACAGCAACCAATGGCGCAGCAGGGTATTGGACAATTAAATCCACAGGTTATTCAGGCATTGATTGCGCGGCGGAATATGATGCAAATGCAACAGCCATCAGGAATGCAGCCTAATCCAATGGGGCAGTAACATGGCAAATGGATTTAGGTTTGCACCATCTCATATTCCTTTGTTTAAGAAATTTAGTACAAAGCCTAAAGTAACAAAGTTAAAGATTGCTCAACCTAAGTTTCCTAAATTGAAGAAACTTTAAAATGCCAAAAGAACCTGTGCTGTCTGAAGAATTAAAGGCAGCACTTAAAAGTTTAGTCGATGAGTTTGATAAAGAAGATCAAACTTCACGCGAACGTCAAATTCGCCAATGGAAAAGACTGCAATATATGTGGGCAGGATTTTCCCGTGTATGGTGGAGTGAGACTGCACATGATTGGCGCGTTTTTGATTCTACAGTAAATGTAGATGATGGCGATCAAGCTTATTACGATAAGAACATTAATATCTTTAAAGCATTCTTAGAATCGATTATTGCTGCAATGTCAGCAGCGGTTCCTGGTATAAAATTCAAACCAGATGATGCGGATAAAGTTAATGATTGTTTGACCGCGAAAGGCGCGAATAAGATTATTGAATTAATCTTTGAACATAATGACGCGCCACTATTATTTATCAAATCCCTATTTGTCTATTGCACTCAGGGAATGGTCGCGGCTTATAATTATACCGATGAGAGTTTGGAATATGGTTCCGTAGAAGTTGGCAATTATAAGAATGAAACTCAAAAGGTTAATAATTCTTATTGCCCGGAATGCGGAAAACAAATTCAAGGTTTAGATTTAGAAGCTGCAATTAAATCGGAATTACTTGAAATTGATGAATTTGATCCTGGGGATGATGACGCGGCGTTTCATAATGATATCGCAGAAGGTAAAATTCTTTGCGAGCATTGCCAGCAGGAAGTTGATCCTGAATTAAGAGAAGAAGAAATTGTTGTTAGTAGGATGGTTGGATTAACAACTCAACCAAAATCGCGGCAGAAGATTATTGTCGAAGGTGGATTATACGTTAAAGTTCCAAATTATGCGCGGTGTCAGGCTGATGTTCCATATTTAAATTATTCTTACGAGACTCATTATTCCTTTCTTTATAAGAAATATAAAAATTTAAGGGATGGTGATAAGGATCTATCATCTATTTCTGATTCAGATGGAAATCAGATGTATGATAGATGGGGAAGATTAAGTCCCCAATATTATGATGAATATCCGCGCGCCACACCAACTGTTAGAAATTGGTGGATTAGGCCAAGTGCATTTGAAGGTATTAAAGATGATCTTTTAAGAAAAGAAGCTTATAAAACATTCCCTGATGGTTGTAAGATTGTCTATGTAAATGATCTATTTGCAGAAGCATGTAACGAAGCATTAGATGATCATTGGACTTTAACTTATAATCCTTTAAGCGAATTTCTTCATTTCGATCCTCTTGGGTTGATGATTACATCAATTCAGGAGATTATGACTGATTTAATTAGTTTAACATTACAAACTATTGAACAGGGAATCCCACAGACATTCGCGGACCCATCAGTTTTAAATTTCAATGCTTATAGGAACACGGAGATTAAACCGGGTTCTATTTTTCCTGCTAAACCAAAATCAGGAAAATCTATTAGTGAAGCATTTTATGAAGTAAAGACAGCGCAATTATCACAGGAAGTTGGTCCATTCGGTGATAAGGTTCAGGAATTAGGACAATTTTTATCCGGTGCGATGCCAGCGGTGTTTGGAGGGGATCAGAATAATTCTAGCAGAACTGCATCACAATATGCAATGTCTAGGGCGCAAGCATTACAAAGATTACAAACGCCCTGGAAAATGATTACGTTCTGGTGGAAGAATATTTTTGGTAAAGCTGTTCCTGCTTATATCAAGAATATGCTTGCTGATGAAAAGATTGTAAAGTCTCAGGGGGATAGCTGGATTAATGTTGTAATTAGAAAAGCAGAATTAGATGGTAAATTAGGCGATGTCGAATTAGAAGCCGCTGATGATTTACCAATGACAATTGCACAGACTAAAGATGTTATCATGCAATTGTTCAATATGAATAATCCTGCTATTCTTGAGGCATTAGCAATTCCCGGAAACTTACCTTTAATCGCGCAGGCAATTGGATTAACTGATTTTGAAATTCCCGGTGAGAATGATAGAGAAAAGCAGTTAGAAGAAATTCAACTATTAATTCAATCTAGTCCAATTACAGGCGATCCTGATCCCATGACAGGAATGCCAAATGAACAATCATCTATTCAACCTGAATTATTAGTTGATAAACATGCTGTTGAGGGTGAAGTTTGTAGGGAATGGTTAGTTGATGAAGTTGGAAGGCAATGTAAGGTAGATAATCCAAACGGTTATAAGAATGTTCTTTTACATCTGAAGGCTCACATCGAAGCAATGAAAGTATTACAAGGTGGAATGCAACCACCAGCAGGTAATCAACCGACAAATGGTAATGGAATGGCTAATGCTCCCAAGCCTCCACAACCACCAATTATGGGACCAGCAACTAGTCAGGAAGTGAATCATGGGCCGCGGCAGTAATATTTTTATGAAGATTCCTGTTAATTATTATTCCCCTGATGATGAAGGTATATTAGAGGATAGTACATTAACGCCTGATGGAATCTTAGACATTCTTAACTCTGATGATGAATCCGATGAACCTGGTAAAACTGATGATTCAGAGTTGGATGAAAAAGAAGAAAAAGAAGGCAAAGATAAAAAAGAAGAAATTGAAGAAGATGATAAAGAAGGTAAGGAAGATAAGAAAGAAGAAAAGGAAATTAAATTAAATGAAGATGAGGAAGATGAATTAACATTCAAGCATATTCCTCGTCAGCAGATTTTAAAGAAGTATCCGAATTTCTTTAAAGAATTTCCTTCGATTGAAAAGACGATTTATAAGGAACAGCAATATAGTGAGCTGTTCCCAACGATGCAGGAAGCTAAAGATAGTAAAGAAGCTGCTGAAAATTATCAGCATTTTGAATCTGCTTTACTATCGGGAAATATTTCACCAGTTCTCAATTCATTAAAGCAATCTGACCCGAATGCTTATGAAAAGGTTGTTGAAACTTTTTTACCGACATTAATTAAATCTGATAAGAACGCATCTGCAATTATTACCGCGCAGGTGATGAAGGGTTCTATTATCACGATGTTTAGTGAAGGTAAGGCGCGGAATAATGAGAACTTACAATTAGCCGCGCAGATTCTTCATGAATTCGCTTTTGGAACTGGTCAAATTAGTGCTTATGTTCAGAAGCATAAAATTGATGATACCAAGAATCCAAAGGAAGAAGAATTACAGAATCGCGAACAATCTTTCATTAAACAGCAATTCGATGTCGCGGTAAGTGATGTTAGTGAGAGAACTGAGAATGTAATTAAATCCACTATTGATAGACATATTGATCCTAATAATATCATGACACCTTATGTTCGTGGTAAGGCTGTTCAGGATATTATCAGTAGTGTTGATGAGGAAATTAAGAAAGATAGATCGTTCAATACTCTTATCGAGAAACTTTGGGAAAAGTCAATGAATGACAATTTCTCAAAGGGAAGTAAAGATAAGATTCGTAATGCTCTATTAGCAAAAGCCCAAACTGTTCTGCCTGGAATTTTACGTAAAGTGCGCGCAGAGGCACTAAGGGGTAATGCTGCTAGATCATTTAAGAAAGAAGAAGTAGAAGAAAAGGAAGAAAAGCCAAAAGTTAGTAGGATGGCGCCTGCTAGAGAAAATAGTGATAGGGGAAAGAATAAAGATGGTCGTGGTATGAAAACAGCCGATTTCTTCATGCAGGATTAATATGAACCTAATTGCAAGATATTTGTTTAATAGGTTTGTATTTGGGTTTGCGAAGTTTGTAACATCTTCTGTTAGGGCGCAGTCTATTACCTATACAGGAGATGTAAATGCATCCTTAACTCAAAATGCAGCTACTAATACAAATAGTCCTGCGCAAACTCAGATTCAAAACTTAGCACTCGGTTCTAATGTTATTAATGCGCCTGGTGGTGGAACAGTTCCTACAGCATTAACTGTTGTTCCGCCTGCTGGAAATGTTACGCTTATTACGCTAAAAGGTATTGCCGGAGATACAGGGATTCCTCTCCATAAAACAGATCCCACTACGATTTCGTTGGATACGTCATTTGTTTCATTAGTATTAGCGGCTGCTGGTGCTGTAAATGGCGTGAGATTGTCGTGGTCTTAAATTTATCTGTTTAATGGAGATTTGAATTATGTACATGAAGCATGTTTTGGCTGTCATGAACATCCTGGCTAATACGCCACATGGATGTTATGAAGCTGTTACGGAATCCCAGGTTGCTGCATTAGAACTTGAAAAAGTTCTTCCCAAAGTGCGAACGGTATTTGAACGCGATGATCGATTTTATTCAAATATCAAAAAGCGCGATGTTGAAAAGATTTCTAATCGGCAAATGCGAGTGCCATTAGAATTACGTCCTGGTGGAAATTTCCAGTATTTTTCTGCTGATGGTGGAGATTTAGGACGTGGTGGTGGGCCGACTTTTGATAAGGCAGTATTAAGTTCAGTATTCGTTAGTGAGAATATTGAATATACCAAGTTATCTCAGTGGGCTACTGATGATAACCGCAAGGCTATTATTAGTTCGGTTCGACGTTTAACTGCTACTGCATTAGATGAAATGCGTCGGCAGTTGGATTCCCAGTTAATGCAAGCTGGTAATGGTGTTATTGGAACTGTTACTAGTGATACGCCTGCTGGTGGTTCAAATGTTATTACTTGCACTACCGATGGATTCGGTGTGCGTTTAATGCGATTTGGACAGGTTGTGCAGATTTTTGATACCACGTTAGCTACTAATCGTGGTTCTGCACAGATTACTGGATGGGACGTTGAGAATAAGATTGTAACTTTAACTCCGCAGATTGCTGGTGTTGTTGGAACGGATGTTATTGTTACTAATGGTATTTCAGCGCCTTCTGCATTACCTGCTTTATTCGGTGTCCCATATCATCATAGCAATGCATCAGTGGGAACGTGGCTTGGATTTAATCGCGCCACTACTCCTGAAATTCGTAGCAATCGTGTTAATGCTGCATCGGCTGCTTTAACTTTACCATTGCCACGACTTGCACTGAATAAGATTGGCAATCGCGTTGGTATTGATAATAATTTCAATCCTAATGCGTGGTGCCATCCTTGTCAGGCGGCTGCATATGAAGAAATTGGTCAATTGGTTTCTGTAATTTATAAGGACCCAAAAGAGCAGTCTCTTAATATGTATTTTGACGGGATGCAAATGGCTGGTGCTCCTGTTAAAAAGTCTTTTAACTGGGATAAGACGCGAATCGATTTCGTGGTAGATGATGTTTGGGGTCGCGGCGAAATTCTTCCTATTGGTTTTTATACTACTGATGGTAGGAAGATTTTCGAAATTCGTGGTGCATCTGGTGGTGTTGCCACGGCGGATATCTTTTATATGGTTGTTGGTATGCAGACTTTTGTGAATAATCCTGCTGCCACTGCTTATATTGATACCCTTCTTGTTCCTGCTGGTTATTAACTAATTAATAGAAAGGAGTATAATATAATGGCAATCAGAATGAAAAGCTGGATTAACCTTCTATTTCGATTCGCTGGAATGAAGTTTATGTCGGATATCGAATCGAATTGGCAGAATTATTCTACTATTCAGGGCCAGTTAAGTCAGAAACCTATTACGCTTGCATCGGCAAACGTGATTGCACCATTGGGATTTTTTACTGTCCTAACTGGTAATACGGTTGTTAAAACCATTACGCCGCCTTATACTGATCGCGTTCATATGCTTGTTATCCAGTTCGCTGGTGTAGCAGGTGTAGATGCAACTGGTAATATTAATACTTTGGTTGCATCGGTTGCTTCTCAGTGTTTGGCTTTTGTTTTTAATCCTCTCACTCAGAAGTATAGTGTTCTTCCTTAATTAATTGGAGATGGGTGGGGCTAATAACTCCACCCATCATTTTTAATGAGATTAGAAATTCTCGAAGATTTTAAAGAACATGGGTTTAGTTTCAAAACTCTCCATGATCATTACGCGAAGAAATTGGAGGAATTGAAGGATACTGATAAATTTGGCGAGTATCATGAAACACAAAATAAGTTAACTGGCTTATATTCCATGTATAAGAATGGAGAATTGCCAGAACCAAGTGAACCAGAAGTTACTGAATTAGATGATAAGAAAGTTCCATTATCATTAGTTCCAGTTCCACCTGATTCAAAACCAAAAGATGTTGCTGTTGAACCTGATACTAAAACGGGGCCAGCAGCAGTTCCATTGTTTGTCCCAGAGAGTAAGTAATGATTAACGAACCAATTGATGTTCTCAATCAAAGATTAAAAGAAAAATATGGCCTATTTGAGAACGGCCAACCCAATTGGAGAATTGTTTGGAGTGAAGATCAATTTGAATATCGATTGGGTAAATACGCGAAGTTCGATGAAAGTGGAAATTATTTAGGTGAATCACAAGAGGAAGAATTTCAATACGTTCCTAAGTATAGACAATGGCTTCCTAATATGTGGGTTCTGGAAAGATTAGTTCCAGTTCCCGAAATGCAGAATAGAGAATTAGTTAGTAAATTAAGTTATGAACCTGTATTCCCTTACATGGATAATAACTTAAAAGGATTACCACCTAAATGGGAAATCACGGAACTTGTAATTAATCAGGTAATGGCTCAGGCCGCGAAAGCAATTGGGGTTAAATATAAAGATCCTTTAATTGAACAATCTGATCCTAAGATTGCATTAGAAGTACAGGAACAAAAAATCAGAGATTTAACACAGCAATTGTTCGGTAATGAAAACGATACAACAGATGCGCTACATTATAAAGAGGGAATTGTAGTCCCATCTACCTACAATGATAAGGAGACGGTGAATTAATGGCTGTTACTGTTGGTGCTAATTTTCCAGGTTTAAGTAGTACATCGCATCGGATGGTTAGGATGCCTTCTAATCCGATGGATAAATGCACTATTGTTTCCGTTTATCCAAAAAGGATTGACGAAACTAAACCGACAGTTTTTCCTGGCAGATTTATTATTGAAGCTGCTAAGGATGATGATTTTGAATTATTGGTTGTTACCCCTTCTTCATGGTGGAAAGAAATGGAAGAAGGACAACCATATTTGGAAATTCCCCATTCCTCGCCACAGATTGCTCATAGTGTGATTACTGATTATTGTAATGGTTTATTCGGTTGTAATATGGCCGATATGATGCCAGGATTGTTTTACATTCCCGGCGCTTACAATAAGAAGACCGCTATTACCTATCTCAATCCTGAAACAAAAGAAAATTTCGATGATCTTTTGAAAAAGGCCAGGGAAAAGCAGAAGAAGTATTTTGTTGAATTAGTAAGATTAGCCGATATCATGTGGGCTAAATCACAGGGAAATCCATTATCAATTAGTGATGATGCTAGGATTGCCTGTGAGAAATTGCATTTACAAAAGGCTTGGATGAAAGACTTTAGTCAGGTTCAATTGGAACCGTGTAAGGCATGTGGGCAAATGGTTAATACCAATTATCCTGTTTGTCAGCATTGCCACGCGATTATCAATTTGGATAGGGCTAAAGAATTAAATATTCAGTTCGCGGCCCGAGGATAATATAAAATGATTGCTAAGGATGTAATGCAGCAGAGTAGAATTTTTCTTAATGATGTAGCTGCATCTAGTTTTACTGATGATGTATTACTTCCTTTTCTTCAAACAGCTTGGGCAGAAATGGCCGAATTATTTGAAGAGAACGAGTTACCAGCGACTAATAATACTTCAGCGGTAATTCCAGTTACCACTACTCAATTTGATATTGGTGGTCCAACTGGCCCAGCATTACCACAGGATTTAATTGAAATCCAGGGAGTATATGAGAGGCCAACAGGAACATTAAATGATTTCACTGAAGTAGTTAAAAGAGATTTTTTACCTAAAACTTCAGTTCTTACTAATGTTCTTGGAGTTTATGTTTGGCAAGGTCAGGTAATTAAATTTTTGGGCGCGAATACTAATATTGATGTAAAGCTTGATTATCTTGCAAATGTATTTAATCCTTTAATTGATCCCAGTTCAATTGTAAATATTATTAATGCTAAAACCTCATTAGCATATCGAACCGCTGGTTTAGCAGCATCAATGATTGGTGAAAATCCTGATAGAGCTGCCGAATTAAATGGATTCGCATCTACAGCAGCGGAAAGATTAATTAATATTTCAATGAAAGGTCAACAAGCAATTGCATCAAGAAGGAGGCCATTTAGAGCAGGATATAAAACACGCGGCTCAATTTAATGGTTTAATGGTAAATTAATAGACACGATTCCGTTTACCATCACGAAGGAGAATTAGAATGGCATATCCGGCGCGATACGTTAAAAACATTTGGTCAATGCTAACCCAGTTAGCTCGAAATGATGTTTGGGAATTTGCTGATAGTGGTGCGCCTACTAATGGTGTGACTGGTGTTAATCTTTGTGGGCCTGGTTCATCGTATATTGATGTAGCTACTGGTAATACATATACTAATAAGGGCACCAAAGCTAATCCTAATTGGCATCTGAATACGACCGCTTAATTTTTTAAGGGGGTGGGAAATAAAATCCCATCCCCAATTAAAATGCGAAATCATACACCAATTCCAATCACACAATTTAACGGATTATGGGCGCGTGGAGATAATGATTCTGTTCCATCAGATCATTTCTCTGATTGCAATAATATTGATTTTAGTCAAACATCAGTATTTACCAGAGCGCCATTTGCAAAAGCTTTTAATAGATTAGGATTTACTCCTGGTCGAACTGTTGTTTATAGTAATAATATTACTCATAAGACTTACTTCTT